AATGTATTCAAAGATTCAGACACCCTTTGGTTCACGCAGGAATAAAATATGCCACAAATTAACATTACAGAAAATTCACCAAATTTATCAGGCGCAGTACAATCACAGGGATCTTCCCATGTTTCTATTTTTATGTGTGGTGATTCTTTCATGCAAAAATTGACTGAAGGGGATTCTCCAATACCAGCATATAAACAATATAACTCCCCACAAGAATTAATTGCGGAATTTGATTCTGCGGTTCTTGCAGGAACTTCAAGCGGATTTTCTAATGCTGGAGCAGAAAAGGGATTTACTGGCGGTACTACACTTGATAGAGAACTGCATTCAGCTTTAAATTATCTTGAATACGGTGGAATTTTAATTGCAGCAACTGGTGCTACCTCACTTGCTGCATCAAATATTAAAATCGATTCTGCTTTCTACGAAAGAAGAGATAAATTTAACGAAGTAGTTAATTTAGTAAATCTATTTGAAGATGTCATTGGAATTGTTGGATCTTCATTTGAATTTCATAAAGGAACTACTGGATTATATCCATTAAACTTTTCAGATGGATTTTTTGGCCTTACTGCTATTACTGGCATAAGCGGATCTACCTTCGATAATAATATTTTCTCTGTAATTGGTAGAAAAGAAAGAGCAAGACTTTATGGTGGAGAAACCGCAAATATTCCAATTTTGATGGTATCTGACGCTGCTGGTTGCCTTGCTAGAACTGATAGCAGTTTCTTCCCTTGGTATGCTCCAGCAGGAACTATTAGAGGTGAAGTCAATACCATTACCAAACTTTATCCATCAATAGACGATACCGATATTACAAATTTACAAGGTCAGTTTGTAAATGCATTTAATAATGTTCTTGGTATCGATGGAATTTTCCTACTAGGTGATAAGACTTGTGAACTTACCGTTGCAAATAAACAACAAATTGGTGTTACTAGACTTATAAACTACATCAATAGGCAAATTAAGCCAATCGTAGCAGAAGCATTGTTTGAATTAAATGATGCTGAGACAAGATCAAAGATTGTAGCTGCTTTGACTTCTACTATGGAATTTGTCAAGTCAGGTAGAGGGGTTTCGACATATGTAATAGTCTGTGATGAGACAAATAATCCAGTTTCTGTACAGGAAGCTAGACAAATTGTAGTCGATCTATCCTTCAAGCCAGTATTCTCAGTAAATCAAGTTTCGTTCAGATTTGTAATTAATCAATCTTAATGGATGATTTAACATTTAATTTTGAAGTAATAGAATCTAAAAAGGACATAGACATTGGAATATTGATCTATGATTCTACATATATCAATTTTCTAAAACTTCAAAATGAAAAATATTACAAAATAGATTCGCAAACAAAATTAACAGACTTAATTAAAAATGGAGATTATACTCAAATCTCCGCATCAATTACTACATTTGAAGATTTTTTAGAATTAGTTGTAGTACCATCAGGATCTACCTCTCAAACGGCTAGAAAAGTAAATTTTTATAATAACTTTTTAATTGATTGTTCGCATTACAATTTTAATATAATTTTGATAAATTGCTCTACTGCTGAAATACCAGCGATAAAACAAGCTTTTAATCAAAATAAAATAAAAGCATTTTCCTACGATCCATTAAAAACTACAATATCCAATGATTTTAAGACAATTATAAAAGAAAAAAGATGTCCAGTTATTTTTAATTGCTTAAATAAATCAAATAGATTGCTTGAAGAGAGTTATGTAAATTCTAATCAAATTATAAGTTCTATTGCATTAAATGAATTAAATCTTAGAATTTTTAATGATGAAGATTTTCAAGTTTTAACATATTCAGTAGCCGGATTAAAAAGAAAATTTTGGTATTATAGATCAAATAATGTAGTTCGTGATAAAAAATTAACTCCAATACCATTAATCTCTGATGCTATTGGCTGTTTTTCTAGAAGCTTAAATAGTATTGCTTGGCTACCTCCAGCTGGATATGTTCGTGGTAAAATACTCAATCAAGATTTTGAGGCTACTATTGAAAATCCTACAGCAACATTCTCCCAAAAAGAAGGAATAGTTCCCTCAACACCATCGAACTTAAACGATCTTGAATCCGTTTACGATAAGGGTATAAATTTACCAATTGAAATATTTGGAACTGATAATATTAAATCTTTCTATATCAATAGCGATGTTTCTGGTTATACTGGGGCAATTTATCCACTAAAACAATCAATTTCTTATTCTAATTTAATTTTTGATGTAGTTAGCAATATTCAATATGTGTTAAATAGTTCATTATTTGAATTTAATGATGAGGCTACTAGAAATCTAATAAAAATTAGAATAGAACAGTATCTGCAATTTGCAAAAGCAAATTCAGGTATAGATGATTTTGTTGTAGTTTGCGACTCTTCAAATAATAATGAAACTGATTATATCAACAGAAGAGTAAATGTAGATGTGTCAATAAAGCCATCACAAAGTATAAATTTTGTTGAATTAAGCTTTACTACATAATACATGGCATCTATTACGAATTTCATTTCAAATTTTAAAGGTGGTACTAGAAGAAACAGATTTTTAGTTTCTGCTTCTTGGCCATCTGGAGTTCCTAATAACATATCAACTTATCATATTCTATCTGCATCTTTACCACCATCAGATTTAGGAAGAATATCAATTCCGCATAGAGGTAGACTTATTCACTATGCAGGAGATAGATCGTATAGAGATTGGGATATAGCAATTTTGGATGATACCGAAAAATCATTATGGAATTCATTTCAAGGATGGCATAAAAGAATAAATTCCCATGTATCCAATGTTCATTCGTCATCATCTGATGCGTTTAGAGATTTAAAAACCGATTGGACGATAAGACATCTTGATACCAATGGAAACACTTTAAAAACTATGGTTTTGAGAGGGTGTTTTCCTGCACTAGTTGGTCCAGTAGAATTTGATATGAGTTCTCAAATATATAATACCTTTTCCGTCAAATTAACTTACGATTATTTCACTGGCTAATGGAGAAATAAATGGCTCAATCAATAAATGATTTTAAAACAAACTTTTCTGGTGGTACTAGAAAAAATCGCTTCCGAGTAACTGGAAATTTCCCATACGGAGGCGGATTTAATATTTTCCAAACAATGGCGGTATCTATGCCACAGAACAATTTGTATGTTGTTGAATATGATTATAGAGGAAGAAAACTTAAACTTCCTGGAGATAGAACATATGGAAGCCAGGGAGGTAGTATCTGGGAAGTTGCAATCTTAGATGATGCTAATACAAATCCTTCTCAGATATGGAGTAAATTCCATGATTGGAGCGATTCAATCAATAATCACCTAAGCAATACAGGAGATCAAATAACACCATCTACATATAAAGCTAATGGTTGGGTAGTTGAGCAATTGGATTTAAATTGCACTAATGTATTAAAATCCGTAAAATTATATGGTTGCTGGCCAATTTCAGTCGGGGAAATACAGCTAGATATGAGAGTACCTAATGAATATGTGACTTTTAATGTGGCATTTTCTTTTGATTATATTGATCAATGATATGGAGATATAAATGGATATTAAGCTTTTTGGTTTTAAATTAGTAAAAGATACAAAAGAAGATACAGCAAATCTTCAGAACTTTACTCCTCCAGAAGAATTTGATGGAGCCTATACACTTGAGGGTTCTGGTGTATATGGAACATTCATCGATTTTATGGGATCTGCAAAAGATGAACAGGCAACGATTTCGCAATATCGTGCAATGGCCTTATATCCAGAAGTAGATACTGCAATTGATGAAATAACCAATGAAGCTATTGTCTCTGGTAACGATAGAAAACCAATAAAATTAGATCTATCAAAGATAAATTTTTCAGAAAATATAAAAAGTAAAATATATTCTGAATTTGATTCTATTCTTCAGTTATTAGATTTTCAAGATAAATGCTACGAAATATTCCGTAGATGGTATATCGATTCAAAACTATATTTTTATATTTCTATCGATATGGATGATCCATCCGCTGGGATTAAACAATTAGTTCCACTTGATTCTACCAAGATCAAAAAGGTAAGAAAAATAAAGTCTAATCCAGCAAAACAAACAGGAAATTCTCTATCAATCATTCAAGATGTCGATGAATTCTATGTTTACTCAAACAATGATAAAAATTCAGTAATTGGAACTGGGGCTGCTGGTCTTAGAATATCTCCAGATTCAATTTGCTATGTTCATTCTGGAATGGTTGATATGAATTCCAAGAGGGTCTTAGGATTCCTTCATAAGGCAATCAGACCACTGAACATGTTGAGACAGGTTGAAGATGCAATAGTCGTATATCGCATTTCCCGCGCTCCAGAAAGAAGAATATTCTATGTGGATGTTGGTAATCTGCCAAAGCAAAAAGCAGAACAGTATGTTCGTGAATTAATGAACAAATATAGAAATCGTATGATTTATAACCAGACAACTGGTGAAATCAAAGACGATAGAAATCAAATGGCAATGCTTGAGGATTTCTGGCTTCCACGAAGAGAGGGTGGTAGAGGAACTGAAATTACTACCCTGGATGGGGGACAAAATCTTGGTGAATTGACAGATGTTGAATATTTTAAGAAAAAACTATATTTTGCCTTAAATATTCCTCCATCAAGATTGGCCGGAGAAAATGGCTTTAATATGGGAAGATCGGCTGAAATCACGCGAGATGAGGTCAAGTTCTACAAATTTATTGAAAGATTGCGTTACAAGTTCTCCGGTATGTTCTCACAGTTACTAAAAGTTCAGCTAATATTGAAAGGTGTTATAACTGAGGATGATTGGAATTTGATTTATCCTCATATAAACTTCTCATTTAATCGTGATTCTTATTTCAACGATTTGAAGGATGCCGAAATATTATCATCCAGAATGGAATTGGCTGCACAAATGGAGCCTATGATTGGAAGATATTATTCTAGTAATTATATTCGTAAAAATATTCTAAAGCAATCAGAAGAGGAAATGGAACTTATTGATAGAGAAATGGCAGTAGATATTGCCAAACGAAAGCAAGAAGAATTAGAACAATTACAGTTACAGCAAGCTACAGAAGCTCAAGAATAAAAAATTCTAAATATAAAGGAAAAAAATATGAAAAGCAAAAAAATAATCCACTCAATATTATCAGAAAACGCAATTGACGCTAAAAAGTTAATTCAGCAAGACTTAACTGTAAAACTTGGCGAAAGACTTGCCGAAGAATATGTCCGTGTAGCCAAAATGACCTTCAATGAACAGTACGAAGAAGAGGAAGAAGAAGTTTCATCTGAAAACGAAGAAGGTCTAGAAAGCGAAGAAGAAGATGATGAAGAGTCAATGACTAAATCATCAAAATCTGAATTAGCAGCAATGTATCCTCCAGAAGATAAGATAACAAGAGGAGATATTATTGCAGCCGCTCAAAAAAATAAGAAGAAGAAAAAATGAAGTTAATAACAGAAACAGTCGAAGAGATAAATTTTCTTACTGAAAAAACCGATAATGGTGAAAAGCAATATTTCATCGAAGGTATTTTCATGCAAGCTGATCAAAAGAATAAGAATGGAAGAATTTATCCAAGAAATATTCTAATGAATGAAGCTCGTCGTTATGTTACTGAATATGTAAGTAAAAATCGTGCTTTGGGAGAACTAAATCATCCATCTGGTCCATCAGTAAATTTAGATCGCGTATCTCATAGAGTTACTTGGCTTAATGAAAACGGAAATGACATTTATGGAAAAGCAAAAGTCCTTGATACTCCATGCGGACAAATTGTAAAAAATCTAATGAATGAAGGTGTTAAGCTAGGAGTATCGACTCGCGGCATGGGTTCTTTGGAGAAAAAAGGCGCAGTGAACTATGTAAAAGAAGATTTCATGCTTGCTGCCATCGATATCGTTGCAGATCCATCTGCACCAAATGCTTTCGTTGATGGAATCATGGAAGGCAAGGAATGGGTTTGGGATAATGGTATCCTAAAAGAACAAGATATTGCCGGATATCACAGAAGAATTTCAGGTGCTTCAAAGAGAAAACTTCAAGAAGAATCTATAAAAGCTTTTGCAGATTTTTTAAGGAAAATTAAATGAAGCGTCTAGACTCAAAAGAATTAAAATCTTTAAATGAATGTGCTTACCGCACTATGTCCAATGAACAATTGGATGAAAGTATTCTTGGAGCAATAGGAAAATTAGCCGCAAAGGGTGTTTCTGGTGCAGGTAAAGCAGCATTAAGATCAACAACTTCTACCGGAAGAGCAGCAACAGCAACTTCTTTAGAAAGAGCGGCGAAGGGAGCTTATATTGGTGGTAGAAAGGCCCTTCGTGACATAAAAGATACAGTAGTAGATATTGCTTCGGCTGGTAAAACGGGAAGACTGGCAACACAGAGAGCATCTTCTGCTGCTAGGCGAGCGGCAACAGAAACAGCCAGAGTATCTAAACTCACAAGAGATGTGCAAGATGCAATAGCAGTTGGTCGCAGGGGACAAATGACAGCAGCAGATGCTCTAAGAGTTCAAAAAGCAGAAGATCTTTTAGCCGCAGGCCGTGTAGACGATGCATCCGATCTTTTGATGGGTGGGGGGCAACAAGTAATCTCTGGTTCAGGTGGTGGGGCCGCTCGTTCCGGTGCTAGTACTGCTCTTGCTGCTGGAGCAGGAACTGCTGCTGGCGCATATGCTGGAAGAAAAGATGGTTTCCTTTCCTCAAATCTTAGCGAAATAGAAAAAGCAGCTCAACAAGGAGCATCAGAAAATATTTTTGGTGATCTAAGAACTACTTTAGGCTTGCAAGGAAAAGCAACCGGATCAAGAATAAATGTACAAAATAGACTCAGAGGAATAAGATAAATACTAAATAAAACGGAGAATATAATGTTACCACAAAATACACAATCGGACGAACAGGATATCCTTGGAGGTGGTGCGTTTGATACCACTGGCAAGGGAGTAGTTTTAAACAAGCCAGTAGGCGAATATTACGCACAAAATGCCGCCTCAATTCAGACACCAAAATCTGGAGCACCAATGCAAATGCCAGGTTCTCCTATGGGTACTGAAGATGAGATGGAAGAAGAACCAATGGATGATGAGATGGAAGCAGAATCAGAAGAGTCCTTAAAGGAACATCTTGCTGCTCTATTTGCCAATTCAAATCTATCAGAACAATTCGTAGAGAGAGCAAAGACCATTTTTGTTGCTGCTGTAAATCAAAAACTAAATGAAAGATCAGCAAAGCTTGATGAAGCATATAAGGCTTCTTATAACAATGCTCTAAACAACACAGTTTCAGAACTAACTGAGAAGGTTGATGATTATCTAACCTATGTCGTTGAAGAATGGGTCAATGAGAATCGCCTACAAGTCGAAAGAGGAATCAAAGTTGAATTGGCTGAGAATTTCATCTTCGGTCTAAAGAAACTCTTTGAAACCAACTTCATCGATGTTCCAAATGAGAAGTATGATGTTCTAGATGAACTTTATACTCAAATTGACACTCAGAAAAAACAACTAAACAAGAGCATTCATGAAAATGTTTCTCTTCGCAAGAAGCTTCTAGACACCGCTGCTGTGGCTGTTTTTGCTGAAGAATCAGCTGGTTTAGCTGCAACTCAGGTAGATAAGTTAGCTAATCTAGCCGAAGGCGTTCAATTCGATAATCCAGAAGAATTCCGTAGAAAACTCAGAGTTATCAAGGAAAGCTTCTTTGCTCGTCCAGCACAAGTTCAACCACAAGCAC